GGAGTATCCGTCCACCCGCTTTGTTCCACAGGAGAAGTTGTTCTACTGCCCCTGCCCAATCTTCGGCGTTGATTTTGCGCCTTAATGTGCTGGTCTGCAAGCGCCCAACGCCCAAGTTGTAGCAGAAGTCCACGATGGCGTTGAACCGCCGCTCGTCCGTCAGTTTGGGACACAGCCGCATCACCCCCGGCGCATACGTCATATTCAACTCATGCAATAGTATGGCGTCTGCTTCTTCCCTTGTTATAGGCTGGTCATCAAGACTGACTTTCCTGCCGTCCGCATAGTACGTACTGCCGTACCCAATCGTGGGGATACCTGCGGGGCATAAGTACGGCTTGCTCCTGAACCCCTCAAATTGGCGGCACAGGTCGGCGGCAATCTCCAACTTCATAACCCACGCTTAGAGAGCGTTCTGTCGAGGAACCAGTAGTTGATCGTCCCGGCAAGCAGCGCCGAGAAGTCCGGGGACATGATCTTAGAGAACACCTCAAGCGGGGGAGCCCCCGCTGACCATGCGTTCCACATGAAAACGGCATGAACCAGCGACCAAAGGAACAGAACCCAGTACGTTACCACCGGGCGCACGGACGCGGACAACGTAGCCGCCCAACCGCCTGCGGCTTTGACCATATCTGCCTGCTGCTGGATCGCAGCGTTAAACGCAGCCATCGCCCCAATGTCCACAGCCGCCTCGCGGGCAGCGCCAATCTCGGCAAGTTTCTGGGCACCGCGTTGGGCCTCCAGTTCGCACTGCCGGTCAAACATGGCAAGTTCGTGGGCACGCTCGTTTTTCTTGTCCAACCACTTCAGAACTTCCGGGGCAAGACGGAACAGGCCACCAAAGACGGAGCCAAGTAGGCCACCACTCAGAATTTCTAGCATCATGCCTCCTTCTTGGCGGTTACGGTATCGTTGCCCTTTTTGACCGTCACTCGGTCGCCCTCAACGTCCACCTGCATCGGCAATTCGTCTTTGTCCAACTTCTCAATCAGGTGCTTGATCACCTCAAATTCGGGCTTTTCCTGCTTTGGAGTGGCCCCGGCAATACCGTTCAGCATGGAGATGAGCGCCGTCAGCGCAGCGCCAAGCAGGCCCATCACAGCGGCGATCTTGGACTCTTCAAGGAAAAGGGAGGACACCACACCGATCACGACGATACAGGTAATGTAGGCAAGGCCGTTTTTGCCAATGGCTTTACCGGCAACTTCCTTGGCGGAAGACTGCGCCTCAAGCCGGTTCAATTCGGCTTTGACTTGGGCTTTGAACAGCGATAAGTCTTTTTTGTCCATCTACAACCCCATAAACATCTTGACTGCGATGAACGCCGTCCACGCCGCGAGGGCGACTAAACAGGCTGCTGCAATAAAAGCCAGCAACCAGTCCCACATGGCTAGACCGGCAAACTGCCCCGCAAAGCCTTTTCCTCTTGCGTTACGGGGTGTTTATGAAATAACTGTAGTGCTTGGTGTTCTGTAATGTTTTGTGGCGCAATGTCGTCTAAATCGTCGCCGTCACGAATAGCATGAATGCAGCACAAGAGACTGAAGTCTGTCAGGCTAGTGAATTGATGCGTGATACCTTTGGGCGTAACGATCAAACACGGTGCCGTGTAAACTGCCTCACCATTATCGTGCTTCATTCGTACACTGCCAGCGGACAAAAGCGTTATGTGGTCAAATACATGCGCGTGCCCTTCCACTTTGTCGCCAACGCTTTTTAGCGGGATCATTTTGACAAACACGTTGTCAACAATCTTGATATCGCCATCCATAGAGCGAGGCGCTTTTTCAGACACGGGTAACTCCTATCGTGCCATTAAATCCATCAGGATTACCGGGCCACACAATAGCAAACGGATCAGGCTGAGAAGTGATATCACGCAGTTGCTGGCGGTAGGCGGCCCATGCTTCCTTTTTATCAGCCGCTAGAGGGGCATCCCCCAACTGCGTCCAATCTGATCCTTGCAACAATAAATTTCGTTCGTAACGAATTTGCCCCCATTTATGCTTAATTGCTTCAGTTAATTCAGCACCTTGTTTTAACACAAAAGCATGGCGTTGATAAACGGTATTGCCTTGTTGTTCGTATGTAGTAACAGTAATCTGGTTAAAATCTGCTGGCGGCGCAGGGGAAATTACCAAAGCAAACCAATTGTCAGCCAGCAACTCTTCAACGGTGTAATTAGCCAAATCGGGCCGATAACTTGGTTGGGTCCAAGTTCCGTCTGAAAGTTTTTTAATAAAAAAGTCATCCATTTGTCACCTCATTAACTTTGATAGTTTCTGGCAATAGACATCCAACCAGAGGTAAGATAGTTCCATGTTGTTGCATCTGTAGAACTCCATGCAGCAAAAAAGTTTTGCGTATATTTGCCTACATAACCGTTGCCGTTTGTTATTGCATACATTTTTCCGTCAGTGCTGTCATAATACAATTGTTGTTTACCATACACAGTAATAAACGTGCCGCCACTAATTATTGTGTAATACGACCAGCCATAGGGGCCGTCTGTAGTGGATGATCTTACAAGCACTAAACTGCCGCCGCTTGCGTATGTTTTCCACCAATAACCGCCAATACCTTTTATTGGCTGAGATTGAAATCCTTGACTAGAATAAGCATCTGCGCCTAAATTGGTAAAGCCGCTCCAATCGGCTGATGTTGTGCTGTATATATTCGCACCGGCAGAAAAATAAAGCGTTGTACCATCAACGCTTGTGCACAATTTTTGATTGCCTATAGTAGCGCCAGCAGGATTTGTAAAATCTCCATAATCAGTGCCAGATGTACTTAGCCATCTAAACTGACTTGTCGATGATTGCAAAACATAAAATGATGACTTAGAAGGCCAACAAAAAGCCTGCTTCCAAGCATAAATTGATGGGGTATAACTAGATGTAAAAGTATTTCCTGCGCCACTTGAATTGCGATATGAAATATATCCAGCATAACCAGATTTTATAGGTACAGTAAATATTGAAATAAATGATCCAGTTGTTGGGTGCATTGCAACATTACTGCTGGGGCCAGCAGGAGTGTAATCATTGCCGGTTGTATAATTGTAAGAACTTATAAAAGTCCAATTGACGCCTTTATCTGTAGAAAAGGCTATAGGCACTACAATAAGATTTCCAAAAGTAACCAATCCAGCATATGTTCGTGAATCAGTTCCTTGCCATGCTACCGAACCCGTTGATAATGATCCGGTTTGCGGTACTAGAGTGGTATTAGAGTAATTTAATGTATTACCACCGGATGTGTTCTGCGTCATCCATTTATACCCAGCCGCAGCGGCCGTAGCGCCAAACCCAAATCCTCGGGCTGATAATGCTCCGCGTGTGTTGATTGCTGGCATGCCTATTCCTTACGCAAACTTGGTCTGCGAAGCAAACACCGTAAATGTCGCACTTCCGGTTTTTACAATGGTGTAGGTGTATACATCAATACTGCTGGCGTTACCAGAACTCCACGCTGTGCCGCCTTGGTACTTCGGCGTAACAGTAGACCCATCAACTTGAACTAGGTTGTTGTAGTACGCCGTAGAGCCTTGAGTTACAAGGAACGCCACAGTAATGCACTGCCCAGTAGAAAGCAGCGTGTTCATGCTTGTGCCGCTTGAGCCACGGAAGTTCACCGTCCAGTTGGCCGAGGCGTTGCTGGTGTAGTACAGCACGCTCTGAGTGGTCACGTCGTAGTTGATCGTGCCCGTAGCGGCTGTAGCCGATACGGTACAAATCTCGGCGGCGTCATTAAAGATAGCGCCCAGCGTGCTAGAAGAACCTTGGAACGTCTGCGTTGCCGTAAAAGTACCCGCATTCGCAAAACGCGGCACAACCGTGGTGTCAATCGCTACGCTGCCAGTTGAGGTAATCGTTGAGAACGACATGCCCGTACCGGCAGACACGGAAGTCACAGTGCCCGTAGATGCGTTGGCCCATGTTGGGGCACCTGATCCGTTGCTCTGAAGAACCTGCCCCGATGTACCTGCGGAGGTGTATGCATGGGCAGTGCCGGTGCCGTAACCAACGCCGCCTGCCGTGGGGGTAGCGTTAGAGTTTGTGCCACCTTGAGCAACGGCCAAGTAACCGCTGGAGTTCAGGACGGCCAAGCCACTTGCTGCGTTAGTGTTGTTGCCAATCGCAGTGACTACGCCTGTACCTGTTGTGGTGGTTGAAGGAGCCGCGCCCGCACCGCCGCCAATCACAATTGCATTTGCAGCAAGTGCGCCAGAGGAGGCAAGCGTCCCCGATGCGGTGAACGCCAATACGCCGCCCGAAGTACCGGAAGTCAGGCCCGTACCGCCATTAGATACGCCCAACGTGCCGGTAAGGTTGGTAATGACGGTGGAGGCTACTTTGACAAAATCAGAACCGTTCCACGCAACAATTGCCTTTTCACCGCTAATCAGGGTAACACCTGTAGTCGGCCCAGCGCCAACAATCTTGACCGATTGGCTGGTCGAGGTGGAGTTAAGAATGATGTAGGGCTTACTGGCCGCAGGGGCAGTAATCGTCAAAAGCCCTGCCGGGTTGCCCGTGCAGTTAATGATCTGGTACTGCGATGAGCCAGTTGCACCAGAGCCAGCAGAAACAAGTGCGGTGCCTGTGGTCTTGCTCAGCGTGACAGCCGTCTGCGAACCGCTGATGGTCTGCGTACCGGCCACCGCTGCATCAACATACTTGCTGATGTAGTCGTTGACTTCAGTGCCCCACGTACCCGACAGATCGCCCGTTGT